CCGTGCACGCTCCTACGCAGCCAGGGCCAAGGAATACCGCTCGGCCTACTACGCCGGCACAGGCCAGTCTGACCCTTTCAAACAGGCCGACCTGGGTGGCGACCTGGCGCCGGCCGCTGGCGTGGTGAGCTGGCCTGGTCGGCGTCGCAACGTGCTGACGCGAGGTGTGCTGTGAGCAGCCTGCACCTGACCTTTGCCGGGCTGGATGCGCTGCGGCGCGGATTCGCCCAGGCGCCGGATGTGACGCGGCATGAACTGCTCGCAGCGATGACGCAGGGCACGATGCTGGTGGAGCGTGAAGCCAAGGAGCGTATGCCCAAAGTCACGGGCATGACCGCAGCCAGCATTGCCAGCGATGCCTTTGCAACGCCGGTCGGCGTGATTGGCACGGTAGGCAGCTCGCAACCTACGGCTGTTTTTGCGGAGCTGGGCACGCGGCCGCACATGCCACCCATTGAGGCGCTGGTGCCATGGGTGCGTGCAGTCCTGGGCGTGCCCGCCAAGCGCGAGCGCAGCGTCGCGTTCCTCGTCGCTCGCAAGATTGCCCGCAAGGGCACCGCGCCCAAGCGCCCTTTGGGCGAGGCGGTCGCCGCAACCGAGAGCCAGGTGCTGCGCATGCTGGAGGACGCTGCCGGCCGGGTCGCCTCCCATCTCGCAGGGGGCCAGGCATGAGCACGCTGGCGCAGCATCGCGCGGCCATCGTGGCTGCACTGGCCTCTGTGCCCGACGTCGGCATCGTGCACGACCGCGAGCGCTACGCGGACGGTAACGCCAAGTTCGCGGCCCTGTACGTCTACACGCCTGCCGCAGGCAAACCCCATATCCGAGGCTGGTGGCTGCGCCGCAGCAGCACGGCCGAACACAGCCCCAACGTGGGCCGCTCTGTGAACGTCCATACCTGGACGGTGCGCGGCTACATGGCTTTTACAGACGCCGATGCCACCGAGCTGGTGCTCGATGACCTGGTCGAGCAGTTCCGCGCACTGGTACGCGCTGACCCAACTCTGGGCGGCGTGTGCCAGCCGGGGCCGCTGGGTGACGACGCGGACGGTGTGCAAGTCACCGACGCCGGGCCTGTCAATTTCGCGGGAGTGCTTTGTCACTCCGTTGTCCTGCAACTGAAGACCTGGAGCTACCTGTGACCAAGAAGGCCACCCATGCCCAACCCACCACTGCACCCGAGCCTGCGCAAGGGGCGCAAGCCCAAGACCAAGAAGTCCCGCAGGCCGCGCAGCCGTCCACGGCCGGCACCCCTGCCGCTGTCGATGGAGCTGGCACTGCCCTGGTTGATGCCACGGCGAGTCCCTCGAACCCGGCGCCCGCGATCCCGAACCCCAAGCGCGGTGGCCTCTGGCGTGTCGCGCTTGTCGGCGACCGTGGGCCGGAGCTGGAACTCGTAGGCCGAACCAGGCAGCCCCACGAAGTGCCGCCTGGTGACGGCGAATCTGCAATCACTCACTGAAGGAAAAGCAAATGGCAGCAAAGCTCATGCGCAAGATGGCCATCCTGGCCCTGGTTGAAACCGTTGTCGGCACGGGGGTCGTACCCCTGGCGGCCAACGCCATGCTGGTCAGCGACGTGACCCTCACCCCCATCGAGGGCGATGTGGTCGAGCGCAACAACATCCGCCCCTTCTTCGGCTCCAGCGGCAGCACTCTGGTGACTGAGTACCAGAAGATGGCCTTCTCGGTGGAGCTGGCTGGCGTGGCCGCTGCCGGCGATCTGCCTGGTGTGACCGATCTGCTGCGCGCCTGCGCCATGAGCGCCACCAACCAGGCCGGGGCCAAGACCGTCTTTGCGCCTGTGACCGATGGCATTGAGAGCGTGACCATCTACGGCAACGTGGACGGCACGCTCTACAAGATGCACGGCGCACGCGGCGAGGTCGACTTCAGCACCGATGCCAAGGCCATCCCCAAATGGAAATTCGAGTTCACGGGCTCGTTTGTCCCCGCCATCGATGCGCCCCTGCCTGCTGTCGACTACAGCGCCTTCGTCGCGCCGCTAGGCGTGAACAAGGCCAACACCACGCTCAGCGTCGACGGCCTGTCGGTGGCCTGCAGCGCCTTCAGCTTCAAGTGCGGCAACCAGGTGGTCAAGCGCGACCTGATGAACGTGGACACCGTGGAGATCACGGACCGCAAGTCCACAGGCAGCGTCACCTTCGAGAACACCAGCGTTGCCGCCAAGGACTGGATCGGCCTGGCGCGTGCCAGCGCCATCGTGCCCATCGCACTCAAGCATGGGCAGGGAACGACCAACACCGTCAGCTTCAAGAGCGCCCGCGCCCAGGTCGGCAAGCCCACCTTCAACGACAGCGACGGCGTGCAGATGGTGACCATCCCGCTGTCCTTCATCCCCTCGGACGCCGGCAATGACGAGTGGTCCATTGAGATTTGAGCGCACCCCTTTTTTACACCCCAAGGAGAAAACCATGGCAGTCAAGATTTCCGGCCTCAAGCCCACTATTTCCGTTCCGGCCACGCTGTACCTGCCCGTCGACGGCGGCCAGTTCGCGGCACATCAGTTCAGCGTGGAGTTCAAGCGCCTGCCCAAGTCGCGCCGCGATGAGATCAATGAGCTTGTGGTCGTCGGCAAGAAGTCCACGGGTGCCGATGGCGCGGAAGAGGTCAAGCGCCTGACCATCCCCGAATTGCTGGACGAGGTGGTCGTGGGCTGGGGCGGGATGACTGGCGAGGACGGTTCCCCCGTGCCTTACAGCCACGAAGAGCGCCGGGCCACGGAAGAGGTGTACCCGGGTCTGGAGCAGGCCATGGCCGTGGTGTGGTTCGACGGCATGAACGTGCACCAGCGGGATGCCGCTACAAAAAACTCCGTGGCGCTGTCCAGCACCACCTCGGGCTCGACAGCGCAGACCGCTACGTCGTAGACGACGAGCTGCGCGCGCAGTGCGGGCCGCTGGGCATTGATCCCGACCAGCTCATCCCCAGGCAAGTGCAGCGGATCACGGCGGAGGACTACGAGCTATGGCCGGAGCATGCGCTGGCCTGGAACGTGTACCTCGGTTGCGGCACGCAGTGGGTCAAGACCAGGGGCTTCGGCGGTCCCCCTGTGTGGGAGGGCCTGAACTATGCGGGGGTGGAGGTGGTGATGCGCAAGTACCAGGTGCCGGCTGAGCTGGAAAGCGAGGTGTTCGCGCAGCTGCAGGTGCTGGAGGTTGAGACGGTGAATCTGCTCAATCGGTAAGGAAAAGGCCGGCAGAGCCGGCCTTCTTATCCGCGCACCAGGCAGTAAGCCAGCCAGGCGGGAATACCGATGGCCCACAGCGCAACCCACCACCCCATTGCATAGGGGGTCGAGGCGGTCACGAAGAGACCAGCCAGGAACAGTGCGATGACTTTGAACATACGAATGGGACTGTAAACGATATGAGCGCGGTGCGGCAAATCGGGATCAAGATGACGGTGGACGCCCAGTCGGTGACGACTGAGCTGCCCCGCGCCGGCCGTGAGTTCGACAACCTGGGCGCCCGCGCGGAGCAGGGCGCGGAACGGGCCACACGCAGCCTGGCCCGGGTCAATATGTCCGTGCGCGACATCATCCAGGGCGCAGCGGGCCTGCATATCGTTGGCAGCTCCATCAGCGCGATTGGCGACGCCATCAGCGCATTGCCGCGCGAAGCATTCAACTACTCCAAGAATCTGGAAGTCAGCCAGGTCGGCATGGCCGGCATCTTGGGGAGCATGACGGCCATCAACGGCCAGCAGACCGACTACAACAAAGCGCTGCAGATATCCAGCGAGTACATCCGCAAGCTCAACGACGATGCATTGCGCACGGCGGCCAGCAGCCAGGAACTGACCCAAGTTTTCCAGGCGCTGCTCGCGCCCGGCCTGGCCGCCAAGATGAACATGGAGGAGATCCGCCAGCTGACGGTGGTGGGCACCAATGCGGTCAAGAGCATGGGGCTGGATGCGGGCCAGGTCGTGCAGGAACTGCGCGACCTGGTCGCGGGCGGCATCACGCCCGCCAGCTCCACACTGGCTACAGCGCTTGGACTGAAGGACTCGGATATCGCCAAGGCCAAGGCGTCCAGCGAGGGGCTGTTCAAGTTCCTGATGGATCGCCTGCAGGGCTTTCAGGCTTCCAGCGATGCGTTCAATGACACGCTCAAAGGAAAGCTCGACAGCGTTAAAGAGGGCGCCGTTCGCGTCGCGGCCGAGGGCATGAATCCCTTGATCGAAGCCACGAAGACGGCCCTGGATGACGTCTCCCGGCTGTTCGTGACCTTCGATGCGAACAAGAACGTTGCGCTGAATCCTGCGCTGGTCAACAGCATTCGCAGCTTCTCGCAGGGACTGGCCGATGCGGCTGCGATGGGGCGGGCTGGCATCTCTGTGGTGTGGGAACACCGCTCGGCCATCATGGCGCTGGCTACGGCCTATGGCGCCGTGAAAATCGGCACGTTCATTTCGGAGATGGTCACTGCCGTTGCAGCCAAGAGGGAGGCCGCACAGGCATCGCGCCTGCTGGCGGTGCAGGAGGCGGCCGAGGCCTCGGGCAACGTGCAGGTCGTGGCATCTTCTCGGGCCAAGGTTGCCGCCTATCTCGCCGAGCTGGAGGCCAACGCCGCCCGTGCACGCGGTGAGGTCGTGGCGCAGGCTGCCCAGATCGCCACGCTGCAGACCACCCAGGAAGCCATTGTGGTCGCGCGTGCCGAAGTGGTCGCCAAGATGAACGCCACACGGGCCACCATGGCGCAGGCCGAGGCGCAGATTGCTGCGGCGCGTGCCGCTGGCGCGCAGAGCATGGCCCTGGCCCTGGTGCGCGAAGGCACGCAGACGCTAACGGCCGCCCAGGCCCGGCATGCCGCATTGCTGACAGAACTGGCTACCCTGGGCCGGCAGCAGGCGGGCGTGCAGGCGTCCATTGCTGCGGCGACGACTGCGTCGACCGCTGCGCAGACAGCGGCCACGGCTGCGACGGGGCGCCTAGCCGCAGCGCAGGGCGCTGCCTCGCTGGCAGGCCGCACGTTCGGTACGGTGATGGGTGCCTTGGGCGGCCCTGTGGGGATCGCTATCGCGGCCCTCACGGTCCTGATTGGAAAGCTCGTTGAAGCGAGCTGGGAAGCGTCCAAGGTCGCCAAGGTCGGCCAGTCAAAGGAGCGTGTTGACTCGGCACTTGCCAACGGTACACAGGCTGAGGAGCGCGACCTCGCGCGGCTGCGTGGGCAGATCGAAAACCTGAAGGAGCAGCGTGACGAGCTGTTGCTCGACAAAAAAGATGGTGGCCTCATGGGGCTGCTGTTCGGCAACGACTACCAGGTAGGCCTCGACTCCAAGCTGCGGGCCACCAACGCCGAAATCGATGCGCTGTCGGGCTCACTGGGCGCTGCTGAGAAGGCTGCAAAGGCCGCGTCCACGCAGACCGGGGAACTGACGCTGACGGTGTCGGGCTCCGAGCAGGCCTGGCGCAAAGCCAATGATGGCGTCAAGACGGCGTCTGCGATCCAGTCCGATTACAACGACAAGCTGGCTGCGTCCAAAGCGAGTTGGGAAGCCTACAAGAAGGCCCTGGAGAAAGACGGTGTCAGCAGCGCGAAAATCGGTGCCCTCCAAAAGGAGCAGGAGCAAAACGAGAAGTCGCTGGCCGACGAGCGCGACAAGCAGATCAAGGCGCTGAGCGCAGGCGCGGTATCGGCGCGATCCCATGGCATCGACGCCGAGATTGCCGCGACAAAGCACGGGTACAAACTGCTCGCGGCCCAGACTGCAGAAAGCCTGGCCGAGATCGAAGCGCTGCGCAAGGATGGCGCACTTGGCGACTCCGATGCGCTGGAGCGACGCACGGCGCTGCAGCTCGCCGACATCGACGCGCAGCGGGCCGCGCTGCTGGCCGAACTGGCGCTGATCAAGGGCAAGAAGGAGTCGGCCAAGGAACAGGCCAACCTGCAGGGCGAACTGGCTAAGCTGGCTCAAAAGCGCATCAGCATTGAGGCTGCAGCCGAGCGCCAACAGCGGGAACTTGATGCGCAGGCAGCCGAGGCGCTGGAGCAACGCATCACCGGCAAGCAACGTGATGCTCAGCAGGCGCAAGAGAGCCTGCGCCTGGCAAAGCTGGACACGCTTGAAATTGGGCAAACCGGCGCGGCACTCGGGGCATTGCGCCAGGCGCGTGTGGAAGACACGGCTGCCCAACTGGAAGCACAGGCTCGCACCATGGACGGTATCGACCTGTCCAAGCGTGCCGGCGACGCGCTGCGTGCGCAGGCTGCAGCGGTGCGGGAGGGCGCCAAGGTCCAGGGATACAACGAGTCGGCGCGGATGGTCGAGGACTATGCGCGCTCGGTCAGGGAAGCCAGCGAAGCCACCCAGTTTGAACAGTCGCTTGCGGCGATGTCGCAGCGCGACCGCGAGATTGCGCTGGAGCAGTACCGCATCGCTATCCAGTTGAAGAAGCAGCTGGAGCAGATCGATGCTGCCAACCCCAACGATGCAGCGGCAGCACAGCGCTTGAAAGAGCGTGCCTCNGCCGAGGCAGCCAAAGCCCAGGCGGATGCGGCGAATCGCGTCTTTGTCCGCGAGTCAGCCAAGTCCGTGGACCAGATCAACGAGATTTTCCGCAAGGGCTTTGCGGACATGGTCAATGGAGGTGAGGAGACCTGGAAAGCCTTCACCAAGAGCCTCGCCACGTCGTTCAAAACTACAGTGGCGGACGAACTGTACAAGGCCTTCGCGCAGCCCCTCGTCGTGCCTGTGATCGCCGCGATTCAGGGCGTGATCGGATCAATCTTCGGCTCAGCGGCTGGTGGAGGCGGAGGAGGAGGTGGCTCTGGCCTGCTCGGCATGGCGAGTAATGCCGGCAGCCTGTATTCGCTAGTGACGGGCAACAGCTTGTGGGGCACGGCCGCGAGGCAAATTGGTGGCTGGCTCGGGCTGGGTGGTGCGACGAGTATGGGCCTGGGGACGGGCCTTGCTGCTGGGGCAGGCTCTGGATTGGCGCTTGCAAGCACATCTGCTGGGCTGGGGCTTACGGGCGCTGCCGGGACGGGTTTTGGACTCGTGGGCGGAGGGGGCCTGGGGCTTACCGCCACCAGCGCTGGGGCCGGCACTCTCGGTGCGGGTATCGGTGCTGGGGCCGGCGCAGGGGCGGGTGGCATGTCCT